TTTTTCGAAAAAAAATACTTTCTTTTTTCGAAAAAAAGTTTTCAAAATAAAAATAATTTTTTAGTTGTATTTTCTCATGAGGTTCGCGATATTTCTATTGACTTTGTTATTACCAAATCCCTTGTCAAACACGACAAAGTAAATGATCATGGCGAGAAATATCAACATGAAAGTGACTCCAATCCAAAGTCCCTTCTTGCTTCTTTTGCCTTTTTCTTCAGCCATCCTGTATGTTTACTTTATGTAAATAAAAAATTTAAAAATGAGTTACGTTTTTAAATTTTATGTATTATTACAATTTTCTAATAAATGAGCTTAGTTGGAGAAGGCAAGGCCACCCATACCGGATTGGATGCGGAGCACGTTGTAGTTGGTCGCGAACATGCGGAGGGTCGTCTTTTCGGTACCCGCGCGAGCCTTGATGGCCACTTGGGCGTTGTCAATACGAGAGAAGTTGCACGTACCGGTTGGTTGGTGCTCTTCTGGCTTGAGGGCGAAGGAGTACGCGTACACACCTGGCGCTGGGGAGCCGGAGTGGTGAACGAATGGTTGGACGGTGTTGAAGTACTTGCCCGATTGTTCCTTGAAGCGGTCTTGGCCGTTGAGGACGAGCTTGAAGGTGTCGAGGGTACCGTTGGAGTCTTCGGAGAGCGCATCGGTGGCGTCGGCGAGAGCCATTGGGGCACCGAGGAAGGAGCTAGAGATGAAGCAGTTGGAACCAGCGTCACCTCTGCCGAGGTTCGCCGTAACGGTTGGGGCGATGTTGGAGGTGTTCCAGCCATCGGCGCCATCATCGAGGCAGAAGACGAGTTCCTTGACTGGGTGGTTGTAGGACAAGCGCTTTTGGACTTCCGAACCGGCGGTGACGGTGTCGGTGCCAGTGTGTTGCACTTGTTCGATGAGGTATTCGTGACCCTTTTGCGCGAATCGGCGGCGCTCTTCGGTGTCGAGGTAGATGTAGTTGGCCCAGACCTTGAAAGTCTTGTTTTGGGTAACGTTTTCGAAGTCGGACGACAAGTCGAAGTCGAGGCGGACTTCGTGGTATTGGAGAGCAATCAATGGAAGCGCCAAACCTGGGTTGCGGTTGAAGAAGAAGATGAGTGGCAAGAAGATCTTCTTACCGGCTTCAATCGCGGTGGTCATCTTACCGTAGTTGGACTTCTTGGCTTCGTCGAGGTACAACTCGGAGTACAAACGCCACCACTTTTGGTAGTGCTTGTCGATGCGCTGGCCACCGATGGACAATTCAACGTCCTTGACCATGCGCTCAGCCAACCAGGCATCATCGGTAGTGGCGCGGGTACCCGCGACGGATTCGATGTACATGTCCGCGACGAGATCACCGTTGCGAGCAATGGTGACGGAAACGCGACCGTTGGCACCTGGGGTACCGTTGACGGTTTGTTCAATGTTTTCCATAGCGAAGTTCGTGTGACGCTTGTACACGGCTTGGAAGAAAGTGACTTTTGGGTTACCCGTAAGATAGACATCTTGGGCACCGTACGCGACGAGTTGCATGAGACCACCGGCCATTTTGAGAGTTTTGTACTATATACCAAGAAAATAATTTCGCGAAAAAACTCAGTTTGATTTTTCCTGGTGTACTGTAAATGTCTACTGAAGAAAAGTACCCAGAAGAACCAGTACCCGAAGAAATCGAGGAGACCGATGAAGAAGAGTTCGAGGACGACGATGAAGAATTCGAAGACGAAGATGAAATCGTCTACACGTCAGACATCGAGCTCGATGAAGAGCCAATGATGGAGTTGGACATGGGTGGCTTGTTGGGTTCCGTGTTGACCACAGAAGATGGTGACACTGTATGCTCTGCCCTGGTAAACATTTCTAAGCAACTCGAAATGCAAAACAGGATCATGATCAAAATTCTTTCTCAGCTCCAAAAAAATACTTAGAAAAATGAATCGTATGCACTATAAGGAGTCATGCTGGATACACACTTCATAAACCAGGATGCAAATCCGGAGGAGACGAATCAGGTTATGTGGTCAAACACGATTCAAGGTCTCAATCCGGAGCAACTCGTAAACTTTTTGACCCAATTGGAAGACATGTGGGATATACAAAGAAGGGACGACGACGGAGTTTCCTTTCAACTGGGTTTTAAAAATTTTTTCTCGTCACACGAACTCGATCCAGAATCTGGATTGCCCTGTAATAACGTCGACATAGAGTGTATCTCTGCAAAGCACCAAAGGATGAACCTCCAACTTGGTCAACTTTACCACCGAGCAGACGCTTTAAAAATTCTTGATTTGGATGACGGAGACGACATGAAAATATCCATGAGAATCAACCGCTTGATAGATCAAGTCGACGATGCGTGGCAAATCGTGTTCAGACACACTCGTATATATGAAAGGATCAATAACCCCACGTACATTCCCATCAACCCAGAAACGGACCCGTCTATTTTCAGATGTTCTACTATTTCAAATAGCGAAGAATTGAGTCCGTACCAACAGGCTATATTGACCATTCTCAAGAAACTGTATGAAAGCAACATCAAGAGATACAAGGGTCACTGTTGCAAACAGATCAGAACTGAAGATGGAAATGACACTCGCGCGTGGAAACAAGAGCAGAGAATCCAAGAATATGTGTATGGTGTCGCGCAAAAAGAAACAGAGTTTGAACTGTGGAAAAATCTAAGCTGTCGTGGTTCTGCTTACTCAGACGTGATTCGCCACTTGTCTAATTGTAACGATATGCAGTTCCCTGAAATCAAACGTAACAGACACGTCTGGTCATTTAAGAATGGCATTTTCGTTGGAAAAAGTTGGTCGGCGAGCACGGGCTTGTACGAGACAAAGTTCCACACATACAATTCAAATGAGTTCAAGAACCTCGATCAAGCTATCGTGAGTTGTAAATACTTTGATACCGATTTCGAAGACTTTACACACGTTGAAAAGTGGGAATACATCCCAACGCCACACTTCCAATCCGTGTTGGATTATCAAAAGTTTGACCACGAAGTTTCGAAATGGATGTACATCATGGGCGGGCGCCTTTGTTTTGATGTGGGTGACATGGATGGATGGCAGGTCATCCCATTCCTCAAGGGTATCGCTCGTTCAGGTAAATCCACGCTGATTACCAAGGTGTTTGCGCTCTTCTACGACATCGATGATGTTCGAACTTTGTCCAATAACGTGGAAAAGAAATTTGGTCTCTCGTCCATTTATGATGCGTTTGTTTTCATTTCACCGGAAATCAAGGGAGACATCTCACTCGAACAGGCTGAATTCCAATCTATCGTGTCCGGCGAGCAAGTGTCGTGTGCCGTTAAACACGAGAAGGCGAAGACGATGACTTGGAAGGTCCCGGGTGTTTTGGGTGGGAATGAAGTGCCGAGCTACAAGGATAATTCTGGTTCAGTTTTACGTCGTATTTTGACGTGGAACTTTGGTAAACAAGTCAAGGATGCGGATCCAACACTCGAGAAGAAGCTCGAGGCCGAAATACCGATCATTCTCCAAAAGTGTATCCGCGCATATCTCGAATACGCACAAAGGTACGCAAACAAGGACATATGGAACATAGTTCCGCAGTACTTCAAAGACGTACAAAGACAGGTTGCGACGGTATCGAGTACACTCGAGAACTTCTTGCAGTCTCCGTACATCAAGTACAGCCCAGAATTGTGTTGCCCACAAAAGATATTCGTGGAAAAATTCAACGAACACTGCACCGCGAACAATCTCGGAAAACCGCGTTTCAACCAGGATTTCTACGCGGGTCCATTCAGTCAGCGCGACATCGAAGTGCGTCAACACTCGATGCTATACAACGGTATGCCAATCAGTATGCAACCATTCATATTCGGTTTAGACATAGTCAACGACACGCTCATGTCCAATGAAGCAGATGTGTAATTAAAATATAACCCTACATTAGAATGCAACGTCCCCAGTCCCTGCAAAAATTCATTCAAAATTCAGGTGTTCAAATTCAAAGATCGTCCCCGCCATCATTCCCTAGAAGGTTGCAAAACTCCATGATAAATAACGAAAACATGGGTGAGTTTGCGCAATTCGTGTATAACGAGAATAATAACGTACCCGTGTCTCGCCTTTCTTTGAGTGGCCTCAATCCAGGCATGTTTAACGCGACTGTAAACAAGGATTTCAATGCCGAGTCACGCATAGATTTGAAATACATTCTCAACAAAACACCACTCGATAGAACTGCGTTAGGTGGAGGTCTTTATATAGACACCAAAGAGATGGTGGGATATTACGGAAGATTTAAGACGGGCTTCTCACACACGAGGGAGTACGGCAAAAAGGGTAACATAAACGAAAAGTTTTTCACGGTTCAAGTGAAATTTTCGATCACAAATGGTAGCGAAACGAGTGGTGGTACGGTTAATTTTTACAAGAATGGTAAGATTCGGTTTTCGGGTGGGTTTGTCGGTAAGGGCGAAGAGATTGTCAACCAACCGGAACTCATACGTAAGTTCATGGTTAAAAAATATACACCCGGACAACCGTTCTTGTATAACCAATTCGAATACAACAACTTGAGCGGTCAGTTTAGAATGAACGGCGTTTTCAAAAACATGGCGAGACTCCA